GACAATCGACAAGATTTACACAAGTCAAATCTCAACCATTATGGTGTTCATCACTGGTGTGTTGGGTGGTGTGGCTGGCCGATCAGGTATCAAGGCTATTGCCAATGCAACGGCCAAGGCTGAAGCCAACGACAACGACGAGCCGCCAAAGCCATGAAGGGTTTACTCTCTGGATTGATTGCCCTGCTGCTGACTTTCGGTGGCGGGTATTTCTACGGCAAGTATGTCGAGAGAGAAGTTCAACAGGCTGAAGTTGATCGTTTAAACACCGAAGCACGGGCCAAGGAGCAGGCTTTAGCCGCTGCCGTAACAACAACCGCTGAAGCATTGAGGAAGACAAATGAAAAAGCCAAACTTGCTACAAAGCAGCGCGATGCTGCTATTGATTCTGGTGCTCTCAAGTTGCGCGTCAAAGCGACCTGCCCCGTACCAGCCTCCCCAGATTCCGCCACTCCCACAGGAAATAGTGGAGGAGAAGCATCAGCCGAACTTGACCGAGAGACTGCTAAAGCTCTTGTCGCCATAACCGACGAAGGCAACCGAGCCATTGAAAAGCTCAACGCCTGCATATCTTTGTACAACCAAGCCCTTGAATCACAGAAGGAACTGAAATGACCCAATTGACCACCAACTTTTCCCTCCACGAACTGACCAAATCTGAGACCGCCCTGCGTCTGGACTTGGATAACACCCCCGGTGAAACAGAGACCGAAAACCTGCGCACCCTGTGCGAGATGGTGCTTCAACCGGTGCGCGACCACTACGGCAAGGGCGTGAAGGTGAACTCTGCCTATCGCAGTCCTGAGTCAAATGCAGCAGTGGGAGGATCAAAAACCAGTGACCATTGCAAGGGGATGGCAGCAGACATCGAGATTCCCGGCGTAGCGAACGCTGACTTAGCTCAGTGGATTATGGATAATCTGGACTACACCCAGTTGATTCTGGAGTTCTACACTCCGGGTATACCCGATAGCGGTTGGGTTCATGTGTCTTACGACCCAAATAACCTGAAGAAGCAGGAATTGACTGCTACCAAGGTAGCTGGTAAAACACAGTATCTTCCCGGCCTTGTAGCGTAACGATCATGCCACTGCAAAAAATAGTATTTAAACCCGGCGTAAATCGAGAAAACACTCGATATACAACTGAAGGGGGATGGTACGAAGCGGATAAAGTGCGTTTTCGCCAAGGCACGCCTGAAAAGATTGGTGGCTGGGTGCGTATTTCTTCAGCAATCTTTTTGGGAATCTGTAGATCAATAAAAAATTGGACCACACTGGGTTTTCAAAATCTTTTAGGTATTGGAACACATCTAAAGTTTTATATATCTAATGGGGGACAGTATTACGATATTACGCCTACAACTCCCGTTCACACACTTACCGCGCCTTTTGCAACGGTCATCGGTTCTACCACCGTTACCGTTACAGATGCTGCCGGAGGGTATTCTGATGGAGATTTTGTAACTTTCACAGGGGCAACGGCGGTTGGGGGATTGACCATTTCTGGCGAATTTAAATTATCTTTCAGTAGTGGCACAACTTACACAATCACGGCAGCTTCTGCTGCCTCATCTACTGCCTCAGGGGGTGGAACCGTTTATGCGGTATATCAGGTGAGCGTAGGTCCTGAGACTGTTGGTGCGATAGTGGGCTGGGGTGCGGGCGCTTGGGGTGCAGGTACTTGGGGGACAGGAGGAACTTCCTCCGAAGCATTGCGAATTTGGAATCAGGCTAACTTTGGTGAGGACTTGATTTACGGTCCACGGGGCGCGCCTCTTTACTATTGGGACGCTACGATTGGATACATAGCCCCAACTATTACGCTAACAATTGCTACTCCTTGCGTGGTTTCAACCACGCTAAATCTCCCTGATTTAACAGCAATTGTTTTGGAAACCTCTGGTGCGTTGCCCACAGGGCTTTCAGTGGGCGTGACGTATTACACACGATACGTGTCGGCTACCACTTTTAATTTATCAACGACTCCCGCAGGAGCGCTGATCGATACTACTGGCAGTCAATCGGGAGTTCATAAAATATCCCAGAGGGGTGTTTTACTGTCTGCTTTAAATGGAGCCAGTAATGTTCCACTAAGCCAAAATTATTTTCTTATATCAGATGCAAGTCGCTTTGTGCTTTGCTTTGGAACTAACGAAATTGGTTCTTCAAGTGTTAGCCCTATGTTGGTACGGTGGTCCGATCAGGAGAACCCGGTTGACTGGACTCCTTCTGCTACCAATCAAGCAGGCAGCATCACCTTGTCTCGCGGCTCAGAGATCATTACAGCCATACAAACTAGGCAAGAAATTCTAATTTACACCAATGTTTCTTTATATTCCTTCCAGTACCTTGGGGGGAATTTTGTTTGGGGCTCACAGATACTTTCGGACAACATTTCGATCATCAGCCCTAATGCTGCTGCAACCGCTTCCGGTATTGTTTTCTGGATGGGTGTGGATAAGTTTTATATGTACGATGGCAGTGTAAAAACAATGCGCTGTGATCTCAGGCAATTTGTTTTCAGTGACCTAAACATGGCGCAATCTGATCAAATATTTGCCGTTACTAACGAAGGATTTAACGAGGTGTGGTGGTTTTACTGCTCCGCCGGTTCAATGGCTGTTGATCAGTATGTGGTCTACAACTACCTAGAGGACATTTGGTACTACGGCACCATGGCCCGCACAGCGGGCCTTGATTCTGGGATAGGACAATTCCCAATTGCTGCAACGTACAGTAACAATATTGTGGAGCACGAAAACGGCCTGAATGATCAAGAAACGGCTACGGCTACGGCTATCAATGCATACATTACATCCTCTCAGTTTGACATTGGAGATGGCCATAACTTTGCGTTTGTCTATCGCATGTTGCCGGATCTAACCTTCCGTGGTTCAACCTCTAACAGCCCTGTGGCAACGATGTACTTGTTTGGGTTGAAAAATTCAGGTTCTGGGTATAACAATCCCGCTTCTGTTGGGGGCAGCAACAATGCCAACATTACGGGCACTGCGATGATTCCAGTAGAGGAGTTCACGGGTCAGGTGTATACCCGCATACGTGGTCGTCAGATGTCAGTAAAAATTGAATCGGATCAATTAAACATGACATGGCAACTGGGGTCGCCACGTATTGACATCAGGCAAGACGGGAGACGTTGATGGCAGAATTAAATGTTGCACCCCCTAATTTGCCTGTGGCCCCTAAAGAGTACAACAGTACTTATCAAGAACAGCTGAACAACGTTTTACGTTTGTTTTTTTCTCGGCTAAACACCCCCGGCTCTGTTGGCGCGTCTACTTTAAATTTAAATCTAACAACGCTACCGACGGAGGCAGATTTACCTAATCTTCGATTGGGCGATGTTTATAGAGACACACAAGATGGCGTGCAGGTAAACAGTCAAATGCTTCGCATAAAGACCTCCCCGTGATACGATTAGAAAACCTTTACGGTACAAGGAAATAACATGGCAACGATGAACCCCGAAGGCATTATGGCGCTCCCCGCAGGAGGCGCACCTGCTGGTACAGGCGCACCTGAGCAACCTCAGTTGACGCTTAATGATTCGTATGATGCGGTCCAAGAGGGCTTGCAAAATGCCAGTCCTGATGCGCATGCAGCGGTCAATGCTGAACTGGCCAACATCATTCCTCAGTTGGATTCTTTGTCCGATGAGGAACTGGATGAACTGCTCCAAATTATTCAGTATTTGTATGACAACCCTGATAAGTACGCCCAGACCTTAGCGCAACTAATTGCGGACGGATCAATTGAAGCAGGGGACTTGCCCGAAGAGCATGACCCAGAATTCTTGGCCACGTTTGGCATGATCTTGATGCAGGCCAAGAAGTCTCGTCAAGCCTCTCAGCAGTCAGCCCCTATTCAACAGCCGCCTGTTCCCCCTATGGGTATGGCACGGGGCGGTATTGCTGAAGCTGCACGGATGGTTGCATCGCAAGGTCGGGGCACAGACACCGTATTGGCTCACATCAATCCACAGGAAGCTGCTTTGCTGCGCAAGCGCGGCGGCATGGGCGTGATTAATCCAGAAACTGGATTGCCTGAATATAAATTATTCAAAAAACTAGGTAAAGCACTTCGTAAAGTAGTAAAGACCGTTGCTACTGTTGTTAAAAAAGTTGTCTCGAGCCCCATCGGCAAGGTTTTGGCAACGGTTGCTATTGCAACATTTGCAGCACCTCTTCTTGCAACGCTGGCTCCCACAGCACTTGCTGCTGGCACGGTTGCGGGATCAGCCGCTACGATGGCCGTGGCTTCTGGGGCAGTAACTGCGCTGGGTGGCGGCAGCCTCAAGGATGTAGTAAAGAGTGCGGTTGTCGGCGGTGCGACGGCCTTCTTTGGCGCTCCCGGCGGTGTCGTTTCCAACTTTGTAGGCGGCGCTGTAACCAACGCTGCTGCCAACGCTGCGATCACTTCAGGCATTGTGGGAACGGGCATCGGTTTGTTGTCCGGCCAGAAACTTCAAGATGCTGTGAAGAGCGGTCTGACAGCCGGTGCTGTTTCTGGTTTGACCACTGGATTTAGCAAGGGATTTGGTTCGCAGATTGCGCCACCTAGGGTTGGTGGATCTCCAATTGATGCGCAAGCGGCCTCACTTGATGCGCAGATAGAACCAGTTGAAGCACCTACAGTTAAGGGCCAGCTAAGTAACCAGTCTGACTTTAATTCCTCCTACACTGGTAAACCAAGTGGCGCTCCTGCCTATGACACTGGATTTGGTCCCGGCCCCAGTGATCCTTCCTCTTCTTACACTGGTTCCACCAGCAATGTGGCCCCACCCAACGTTGGATTTACCACACCAGAAGCTACGGGGTCTTCCGTCGGAGCCCCTGCATCGCCCGCTGCTGCTCCTACAGACCCCCGTTCTCTTACGGGTTCGTTTAAGGACATTGGCGGCGGCATATCCGACATTGCTCAAGGTAACTTCTCAACAGGCTTTGATCAGTTGGGAACGGGCGCTAAAAACTTGTTCTTGCCGTCCACTCCTTCTCCCTCTGAAATAATGGGCTCCCAAGAGTACAAGGATCTGGTCGCACAGGGCATCAGCCCCGACAAAGCGTTGGACATGGCAACCAAGTCAATGTCCCCCGGCATGTTGCGCACCTATGGCCCTGCCGTAGCAGCGGGCCTTGGCGTAATGGGATTGGCAGGAGGTTTTGATCAGAAACAACCAGAACCTACCGCTTTGCAAAAAGACATGGATGCACGGTTGCAGGCAGAAAGAGACCGTGTAGCAGCCAATCCGGGAGACTATGTTCCAAAAGGGATGGAGCGGTTTGGCATTCAATACAACGAAAAGGGCGAGATAATTGGGTCCACCCCTTTTGATCCTCAACCAGTGGGCCCGGTTAGTGTTGCAGCTAAGGACTACTTGGCAGACTACGCCCCACCTCCCACGTACAACGCACCTGCCAATGCAGTAGGCGGGGGGTCTTCTATCTATCAGCCCTTTAACACCGCCAGCATGTACACCAACTTGATGCCCCCTCAGTATCGGGCAGATGGTGGTATTGCTTCTTTGGCCAGAGGAGGTTATCCTCGGCGCACGGGTCAAATATCCGGTCCGGGGACCGAGACTTCCGATTCCATCCCTGCAATGTTGTCCGATGGCGAATTTGTCATGACAGCCAAAGCTGTTCGCGGCGCTGGCAAAGGCAATCGCTTAGCTGGCGCAAAGAAAATGTACGCTTTGATGCACCAACTTGAACGTAACGCTGCACGGGGATAAAAATGGCAACAGAAACAGTAACACAGATATCCCGGGAAGCCCCGGAAGTTGAAGCGTATAAACTTAATTTAATGAAGGCTGCGGCAGCGCAGCAAGCACCGGTCCTGCCGGACTATCAAGTAGCAGGATTACAAAAGTCGCAATTAGACGCAATTGCCGCAGGTCAAAGAGGAACTCTGCAATCGGGCATTGGCGCGTACACCCCATTCATGCAAGCAGGCCAAGCAGCATTAACTGCGGGCACTGCCACTACTGGGGAGGCAGCGGACGTATTGCGTGGTGCAGATACCCGTGGACAATTCGCTGCGGCCCAACAGGCATTAAATCAAGCCGCCGTACCTGCCGCTCAAATAGGGCAATTAGCCAATGTAGCGGGATCAGGTCTCGGGTATTTATCTTCTGGTGCTGCCGATATTGACCGTGCGCAACAGATGGCCCAATTGTCCTCTCAGGCTAATTTGCAGCCGTCACAGCAGATGATGATGGATGCTGCGCAACGATCCGAGCTTGCTGCGTATCAGCCCGGGTTTGTTCAAGGGCAGGGCGCTGTGCAATCTGGCATTGGCGCACTGCAAGGGGCGGCGCAACGATATGACCCGTCCTCTGCTCAGGCGTACATGAATCCGTATCAGCAGCAGGTTATCGATGAGTCAATGCGACAAATTGATAGGCAAGGTGCGATTCAACTGGCTAATTTACAGGCTCAGGCCACACGTGCTGGCGCTTTTGGCGGCTCTAGAGAGGGCATACAACGCGCAGAACTTGGCCGTAATTTAGCTGAAACTAAAAACGCCGCCATCATTGGTGCGTTGCAGCAGGGGTATGGAACTGCTCAACAGCAAGCGCAACAGGCTTTCGAGCAGCAACAGCAACGACAACTGGCCCAAGGTCAGGGCTTGGCCCAAACTGGTGCCACAGCCGGGGGCCTTGCCGCACAGCAGGCAGGTCTGCAACAAGCAGGCGCTCAGTATGCTGGCAATGTTGGTCAAAATCTCGGTGCGCAAGAAATGCAGCAGGCAGGACTCGGTCAAAGTGCCGCGAGCCTATATGGTCAATTAGGGGGCCAAAAAGCTGGATTGGCCAGTCAAATGGCGGGGATCGCGGGCCAGCAAGCTGGAATTTTGGGACAACAATCCCAGCTTCAGCAGCAGCTTGGTCAGGGTATTGGCAGCTTGGCAGGCCAGCAGTTTGGCATTGGCCAGTCGATGTCGCAGGGCCTTGGTGCTTTGGGCGGTCAAATGGGTCAGATAGGTATGCAACAAGCTGCGCTTGGTCAAAGCGCTCAGCAACTCGCTCAGGGCGATGTCAACTTCCTGTACAACTTGGGCTCTCAGCAACAAAGACAGCAACAAGCCGAATTGGATGCAATACGCGCAAGCAAGATGCAAACTGCAATGCAGCCGTATCAACAAATGGCATTCCAGTCGGACATTTTTAGGGGTGCGCCGTCCACACAGATGGCAATGACTACCCAAAATATCCCAACACCAAGCCCCTTCCAACAGATCGCGGGCCTCGGAACAGGATTGGTTGCAGCCGGTGCAGCCGCAAACAAACTTTTTTAAGGATAAAACATGAGTACACCAAAACCAAAGGCCAAAGCCGCAGCAGATGCACGTGCCTCTCAGTCTACGACTCGCACAAGACCAACGCCACCTCAAC